GCGGAGTAACGCTTGTCGTAAGCTACGCCATTTTTAATAATTTCTATACCTGAATAGAAATCACCTAATCTGTCTTTCTTCATTCCTCGTGGCATATCCACAATATATATTGGTTTAATTGGTCTGGAACAGACCCATTGAAATATATCATCCATAAGGCGGAAGGGGGGAACTTCTTCCGCCGCTCCAGTGTATTCCATATATTCGGAAAACAATGATTTTCCCGCATTTCCTGCTGAGTCAAAGACTAAGTCTATAGACCTTAAACAAAAGGTATTCGTGGAATCTATAAGTTTAGATTGCCATGGTTTGAGACTCCATGATTTGAACATTTTCATCTGTGTTGTCTCCGCAGGTATGACGGTCTCGTCAGACCAAGGTCCGGCAACTCGCGTATCCTTCTTCATCACATAATTGAAATTTGAGCTATTGCCACACGTTGGGGACCAATGTATGCCAGCAAGTTCAGGGTACTGCTGGGTAAATTCAATTAAAGTACTCATTCTCTTTTTCTTAATCAACGATAATCGTCCTTGATAATGATAATAATTTGATTCTCCGCATTCAAGTTGGAACACAAATTTCTTACAGAATTCTCGGAGAATATTTTGTAAAACTAAATTCAAATTATTATCATCGACATTTTTATCATATTTTAAAGTAAAATCATACATATATATTAAACAAGACATTTATATAGGGAACCTATAATATTTATACAGTATAAGCGCGTTGGTCGGGCAGTACAGCGGCGCACGGAACCGAAGGTGAGTACGAGCGGCCCGGAGGGTACTGGGGCACCGTCACCGACACGTGCCTAATAGATGCGTTTGAATTTTATGGAGAATAACTTAAAGAGTAATAAAATGCCTAAAACCAAATCTTACCGTCCTACTCACGCTGAAAGGAGAGCTGGATTTGCTCGCCTACAAAAAAAACGCAGACTTGCCAATCAACGTCGTAAGTCATACAGACCAGCAAATAAGAAGCGCATGATGAATAGACGCGCACCATTCGTAGAAACTAAATCAAAGACGTGTGAAGACTTAGTCGTACAATTTCCAGGATTAGTAGATAGAACAGATTTCCGCACTCAGGATACTGAGGTGGTCCATATGAATCCTCATACATTTCTAATGTGGAAACGCGGCATGGAGGAAAATGAGACAATTGGCAATTCCGTATTCGCTAAGTATCTTAAAATGAAAATCGGGATTCGGTTCCCGCAGCCCGCATTTCAACTCAATGGGTCCAATAAGCAAATCCCAATGACTCCTCAAAATTATGAATTAATCTGGGGTTGGGTACCCAACGAATTGGGATACACCGGTCAGACAAATCCAAAAGCAGATGAAGCAAATATCAACGATATAAATGCTCACATAAATCAAAGAGTTCTTGACTATGTCAATGAACAAAAAGATAAAATGAGGTTCATCCCCAAAGCAGCATCAACCATTAAAATCACTGGTCGTCGTAAGATTCGCCCAGACATGAGGCACCTCAGTACCGCACCACCACAGACACTTAGCAATGTAATTGCTGAGGATAATACCATAGGAACTATACCAGATGTGTATACATCTGTATCGTGGAATATGGGTAAAAAACTTCATCTTCAACCATCGTCCAAACTGCATAGTGGGCAGGAGGGACTTTACCCTAATTTCGGCACTTGGTTGCCGTTCTGTCTCTTAGTCTTATGGGATTATGAGAATTTGCCGGTAGGAACTACTCGGGAATTGTATTGCCCGGCAACACAGCATAATGATTGTGTATGGTATTCAGATTCATAGTGTGCCAGTTGTTCCAAGTATTTAAATATATATATATAATAGTAATTTTGGTTAGTGTTACAGGCAACTCGCTTGCCGCCCAAAATTACGTATATTACGCCTCGTAGAGTATTAATATACTAATAAATTTTCATCTTTGATAGTCCATACTTTCCAACGGTCTTGAGACATTAACTCTAAGTTAGGTATCTCATTCGTAAAAACAATTATCCTGGGTCTATCAAATCTAATTTTCTTGGCGGAGTAACGCTTGTCGTAAGCTACGCCATTTTTAATAATTTCTATACCTGAATAGAAATCACCTAATCTGTCTTTCTTCATTCCTCGTGGCATATCCACAATATATATTGGTTTAATTG